CGCGTCTGCAAAACCTGCGGCAGAAATTCGCGCGCGGCGGATTCGCCTTCGTGCAACAGCGCGCGCGTCGCCGCCGTGAACCGCGCCCGCTTTTTAACCTCGCGTAAAATGTTCGTATAATGCCACCCGCTCGGCGGCGTGGTGATGTCCCGTTCGTTCCAGCCCGCTTCGTAGCCGGGAATCGGCGCGGCGTGGCCGTCCTCGTCGCGACCCGTCCGCCAGTGGCGCTTGATGGCCAGCAACGCCTGGCGTTTGCCGTCTTCGCGTCCGAACCGTCCGAACTTGGTTTCGCAATGCGCCAGAAATTCCGGCGGCAAACCCGCCGTGGCCGCTTTCCAGGAGGCCGGCGCTTTCGCGCGGTTCACCAGCACCACCCAATCTTTCATCTGCGCCCACAGGTCATATTTCGGGCGGAACGTGTTCAGCTTCCACGGCCAGCGGTCAAAGGTCGCCAGCGCCTGCGCGCAGGCGGACTGCACGGAAAATTTTTGTTTCACCAATCCGGCCACCAGCTTGCAGGCCCGCACCAGCGCGCGGACTTCTTCCTGCAACTTGCGCGGCAGGGTGATGAGCAGATGTTCCTCACCCGCGATTTCCGGTTGCGGCCGGCGCGTGGCCAGATACGCCGGCACATCGCGCACCGGCTGCACCCGCGCCGTGTCGTTCAACGCCGCCAGCACGTCGTTCGCCGGTGCGTGCGGCACCAAAGCGCCGCTGTCGCCGTTGGTGAGGTCGGAAATCATTTCGCCTCCTTCCGGCTCGCCAGCGTGCGGCGCGCAAAACCCGACGCCGTGTCCGCCGCGTCCACAAACTTTTGCAACAGCTTCGTGTCCATCATCCCCAAATGTTTCACGTCCGCGATTTCCAGCAGGCGCTCGTTCAGGCTCACGATTTCCTCCTCCAACTCGTTCAACCGCGCTTCCTCCGCGCGCTGCTGCGCCAGCTCGCGCTGCGCCTTCGTCAAACCCTTCGAGCCGGGCAACTGACCTTTGCCGCGTGGATTGCCCTCGTCATCCACATTCTTGAATTCGAGGAAAAGTTGCTGCTGCGTTTTGCCTTCAACGATTTTTTCAATCGGCGGCGGCAACTGACCGCTCTGGGCAAAAACGCTAAATTGGCGTATTTCAAAATTGCCCTTTTCGCAGACTCCGGTCGCCAGGTTCATATAAGTCTGCGCCGTTCTGATCGGAACCTCTGGCACATTCTTTTCCAGCCACGGACCGAACTGTCCGTGAGGGATGCTGCCGTCTTCTTTGCCGCGCGCTTTGATGTGGTTCAAGAACATGCCCATCCACACCGCCCGTTTCGTCGCGTCCGTGAAGGCCGCGTGAATCTTGCCGAAGTTTTCCGTCAACAGTTGTTTCGCTTCCGCGTGCCACGCGGGGATTTTGGTCAAGGATTGATTGCTCATGGTAAAATTATTGCTCAACCGTTTTTTGCGCGGCCAAGGTGCCGAGCCAGCGGCGCGTCAGGAACGCCGCCAGGTTGGTGCGCGAGTAAGTGTTCGCGCCGTTCCGTTTATCGCCGTTCAATTCGGCGTCCAGTTCTAGCCGGGTGTTATGGCGTATCTGAAAAAGTTGATCCACTTCGCCCGCGTGGAAGTTCGTGCGCGTGCGCGGCAAAATTTTCGCGATGACCCAATCAAGTTCCCAATTCCGAAACGGATAATCGAATTTCGCGTGCGCCAGCAGCTCCGGCCGCCAGAACCGCAGCTCGCGCCGCGCGTGTTCCGCGCCGTTGGAAAAATCAAACACCCACGCCAGCCCGCGCGTGACCAGGTCGCCGCCATCCGCCGCCGCAAAAACTTTGCGCGCCGGCCAACCGAGGTCGGCAGCGGCGACGTCAACTTTTACGAGGACGGGTTGCATGGTTTAAATGGCGAGAAAAAACACGGTCGCTGCGAGCATCACCAGCACGCCGAGCGCGAAGCCGGTGAGGAAAAACCCAACGGCAGTCGGCTTGTTAAAACGTGCGTCCAGATTGGCGAGACCGGATTCGGTTTCGTTTAACGGCAGATGGTCAATGGTTTTTTGCATAACGCTCAGTGGATGGGTTCCAGGTGCGCACCGGCGGCGATGGCCGCGTTGATCTCATTTGTGTGCACGCTGGACAAAATGAAATCGCGCTCACCCTTGGCAAACCACGTCTGCACGTCCGCCGCCGTGGTGTCTGGCTGCGTGGCGGCGAGCTGCGCGCAGAGTTCCGCCGAAGGCACGGACGAAAACACGAGCGCGACACATTTCGGTTGCGGCTGCGTAGCGCAGCCGGCCAGCACCACGCTGGCGATCAGGATGACGAGTGTTTTCTTCATAAGCATAAATGGATTGAGTGGCGCGTTTTTCGCGGTCGCTGTCGCTCAACCGTTCCGGCCCGCGCCACTCGCGGCGACCGAAACAGTCGGTGCCGTTTGTATGCCGCCGGAAAATTTTTGGTCGCGCAGATATGTGTTCGCGACGTTCACGAAATTAACTGGCAACTTCGCCTCATGCGCCGCGTGCCAGGCAGCGGCTTCGTTGTTGAACGGTGTCGCCAATTTTTCAGGCACCAACTCAACTTGGCGGTCGGTGAAACGCACGGGCGCGCCCGCGTATTCGACGATGAAATTGGCACTCATACGAATTGGTAAAGATTGGGTGAACCGTGGCAACCAAACTTTTTACCGACGACGCAGAGCGTTCCCTTTTTGACCTGCATCGCGCAAAAATTGGAAGCGTTTGCGATCGGCCAGAAGCCGCCCTGCGCGCAAACGTATTTCCAAAAATCCTCAACGGTGAATGTGCCGGGATTCGTCGTGCGAAAATTTTCCAGATGAACCGATGGCTTGATTTTTTCCGCGACCAACTTTTCCATCGTCGGCGTCAGGACCTTCGGTGCTGGGGCCACGGCTAACACTTGCAGTGGCACCGTCTTGACCGTGGGTAATTTGTAGCGGCCTTCCACCAATGCGCGCACCCGCGCCAACCGTTCCTCACCCGCAATCAGGTTTTGATTTTCGAGCGTGCTCATGTGGCCTCCTGTTTGTAAGTTTTCTTCCAAGCGGAATAACGATTAACCAATTTCTTGCTGGTGCGCTTGCCGAGTAAAACGAGCCGCAGATGATTCCGATGAACTCCCAAATCGTGAGCCGCCGTGCAAATACCAGGGAAGCGCACTTGACGGCTTGGCTTTTGTGGTGTTTCTTTTGAAACGCGTTGCATAAAGCAAATGTAACAAAACTTACAATCGCGTCAACAGGTTTTTGAAAGAAAAATTACATTGGCCGAAAAGGCTGAAAGAACTGATGCAAAAGCGCGGTGTGAACAATCTTGCTTTGGCAAGAGCAGTCAACGTTTCGCACGTTGCAATCGGAAATTTTGTTTCCGGCCAACTTCCGAAATCCGAACACTTGGTTGCACTGGCGGAATTTTTTGAAGTGTCCACAGACGAGCTGCTCGGACGGTGCGCGGTAAAATATCCAGATCATGTGCCGACCGCGTTGGTGCTTCACGACGCGCCGAAAAAACCGAACGTCTCTCAGCTCGAAAAAATTGCCACCAGTTTGGAAATTCAGATTGGTGAACTGCGCCGCGCAATCGCTGAACTTAAAAAATGAATTCGGAAATACTTTTGAAAATGTCATGCCCGGCTTGCGGCGGCCACGTTCGTTTTCCCGAAGCCGGCATCAGCGTGACGATTGATTGCCCGCACTGCTCGCAACCGTTCGAGCTGGCCGATCCGAAAGCGATTAACGATTGGATGCAAAAACAAAAATGGCCTCTCGGCAAAAATGCCGTTCAAAAAGTTTCTGAAGCCAAGTTGAACGAAATGCGAATGGTCGGAATAAAGTTTGTCGGCATTCTCGGCAGCAATTCACCAGATGACTGCGCGGCTTGTCTTGCGTTAAAAAATCAAAAGTTTGAAATCGAATCAGTTCCGGTTCTGCCTTTGCCTGAATGCGATAAAAAATTTTGCAAGTGCATTCACATTGCCGTTGGTTGAACACGGAAAAATAATCTCGACCAGCGGCGGCGGACTGTGATTAGATAGCGGCGTTCGCAAGAACCACGGAGGGCAAGCACGCTCTCCGCTTTTTTATTCCCCAAAACGATTGGTGTCGCGGCGACTTCACGCCATTTTCCGGTTTCTGCCATGATCGCTCGCGACATGGGCAATTCGTCAATCAACCAATCTTTGCGGGATTCCTCCTCCCGCAGACAGCCGTCGCTCGGGCTTTTGACGAACTTGCCCTTCGTGTCCGTGGCGACGGCGTCCTTGCGGACGGCCTCCGTTCGCAAGGGCACTTTCCCGAACCGTTAAACCAACATTAAACACACCATGAAAAAATTCATCCTCACCATCCTGTTAGCCACCGCCGCTGCGGTCGGTGCGCGCGCTCAAGCAATCCAGATTCCGGCGTTCCCCACGAACTTCGTGGCCGCGCCGTTCATCCAGACCGCCGCCCAATGGGCGACGAGCTATAACACCAATTACGTTTGGACGAACGGCATTAGCATTGATACCGGCGTGGCCACGACCACCGGCCAGAGCATCAGCGACCGGCTGAACGTCAACTATGACCTCGGCCAGTTCGACCTCGGCGCGCAAGGCACGTTCACCGGCGTCGGCAGCGCCTTCGACAGCGCGGGCATCCACGGCACCTGGTGGGTGCTCAAAAAGTATGACCTGAAGCTCGGCCCGACGTTGGACTTGAATTATCAAATCGCCCAAAGCGTGGCGACCGGCAAGACGGTGTTCAGCATCGCGCCCGGTGTGAAGGCCACCAAGGTCATCAGCGGCAACACTTACGCGACGGCGGAGTATTCGTTCCCCGTGCTGACCAGCGGCCACGCCACCGGCAGCGGCACGATCTACATCGGCACCGGATTTACTTTCTGACACGCCCTGCCCGAAAACCGCCAACCCGCTGGCAGACCGGGATATGTCTGCCAAACGAATAAATAAAAAATGACCGAACTTCCAAACAACTTCTGGCCGCTAGCGCGCAAGCTCGCGAGCTATGCCGCGCAGGCTTACGGCAGCGCGACCATCAGCGACCCGGCCACCAACGCGGCGGCGCAGGTTTCGCTGGATGAGAACAACGACATCATCGTCGCGTTCAAGGGCAGCAGCAGCGCCAAGGATTTTATCCAGGACGCGGAATTTTGGATGGAGAAGTTGATCGTGTTGAACGGCGGCGAGGAAGTGTTTGTGCATCACGGTTTCCTGCAAGACTTCAACGCCATCAGCACGGCGGTGGTGAACGAAGTCAAAACCCTGCTCGCGCTGCATCCCACGGCGAGAATCTTTTTGACCGGCCATTCGCTCGGCGGCGCGCTCGCCAAGCTGGCGGCGCTGGAATTTTCCCGCGTCAAGCTGCCGTTGGCGGCGGTGGTCACGTTCGGTTCGCCGCGTGTGGGTGATAAAAACTTTGTGGCGCTTTACGAAGCCGCGCTTGGCGGCATCACGTTCCGCATCGTGAACGAGAACGACATCGTGCCGCGCACGCCGGGCGTGTTGCTCGGCTACCGGCATCCGGTCAACGAAGTTTTCCTCCAAGACCATGAATTGAATCTCGCGCCGACGCTGAATCCATCCCTCTGGTGGAAAGCGGGCGTGGATGCGCTCGGCTTGTGGGGCGCGTATCGCTTCCGGCAGGACGTGCTGGTGCGCGAGCATTTCATCAACTCATATCAGTCTGCCATTACAAATTTATGATGTTGGCGCAAATCATACCGGCCACCACGCAACCGTCCTGGGCTTCCACGCTGGCCGTGCTGGCCATGCTCGGTTCGGCCTTGGGTTTCATCCTGACCGCGCTCGGCGTGTATCTGATGTGGCAGCAGACGAAGACGTTTCGCGAACAACTGAACGTGATGCTCGCCCAGGCCGGCCAGCCCACCACCATCGCGCAACCGTTGGCCGTGAAATTAGTGGAAGAATTGCACGAACAATTTGCCGGCAAAAAAGAATTTGAGGAGCTGGCGAAAAACAATACCGAGCGCCACGCGCAAATTTTTTCCCGCATCGAAAAGGTGGAGCGCGAGGGCCGCGACAATCTGGACCGGCGCATCGCGGAAATCAATTTGAGCCGGACGCAGACGATGGAAAAGGTGAACGACCAGTTGCAGTTCATCCGGGAATCCATCGTGGAAATGAAAACGCAACTTGAGGAACGCACCAAATGACCGCGCACGAAACCACCATCGCCAAAAAGATTCTCGACGCGTTGCACGAACTGGACGGCGGGCAGGCGCACGCGCTGTCCATCCACGGCCAGATCGGCGGCATCCCGACGTGTTCGAGCGCGGAGTTCGACCAGGTGCTGGCCGAGTTGGACCGGCTGAAATACATCATCGGCATCAAGACCAAGTTCAAAGGGGTGCTCTGGAACATCAGCATTGCGGGAGAAGCTGCCCGCCTCGAAATGTGAATGAGCACTCCATCCAAACTACGCGGCGGCACGGAAAGCGAATTGACCAAGCTCAAAGCCAAGTGGCGCGAGCTGTCCGAGGATGCGCGCTCGTATTGGTCGGAATTGTTTGCGGGTTCACAGACGCAGGCGGACATCCGGGCACAAATCCAGACCAAGTTGAAAATCACGTTACGGTTCGACAAACAGTTGACGGCGTTCCGGCAATGGGTCGCGCGGCAGGAAACCTTGGATGCGGAAGCCGAAGCGATGGAGCAGGACGAACGGAATCTGAAGGAGCAGTTCGGCGACAACTGGACGCTGGATCAGATTCGCGAGGAAGTTTTGAAACGCAGTTATGCGCGGGCGATTTCCACCGGGGACTTCGCGGCGGGCCGCAAAACCATCGTGCAGGATTTGAATGTGAAAAAAGTGGCGCTGGACGAACGCAAGCTGGCGCTGCTGGAAAAGAAGGCGGCGGCGTTCGACCAGGCGAAGGAAGTCATCGAATCCAAACTCTCGCCGGAAGAACAGAAAGCACGCCTGAAAGAGATTTTGAAATAATGCCTCCGACCAAACAGAAAGTCCGTCCGTTGCGCGATAGCAGCGTGGCCACGCGCACCAAAGCGGCGGCCACGATCTCGCCGAAGGATTTGCTGTTTCCGTTGCAGCGCAAATATGTGGATGACCACAGCCAATATAAGATTGCGGTCACGACGCGCCAGTGGGGCAAGTCCACCTGCACGGCCGGCGAGACGGTGCATGATTGTCTGATTGATCCCGGCACGAAGTGGGTGACGATGAGCGCCGGCGAACGTCAGAGCCTCGAATGGCTCGGCAAGGCGAAGGAATGGCAGGCGGCTTACAAGCTCGTCATCAAGGACGTGGCGGAAGATCGCGGCGGCCTCGCCGAAGGTTTGCTCCGCAGCACGGACATTCAATTTGAAAACGGCTCGCGCATCATCGCCATCCCGGCGAACCCGCTGACCGCGCGCGGTTACTCGGCCAACGTCAACCTCGACGAGTTCGCGTATCACGAAGACCCGGACGCGATTTGGGCGGCGATGTTTCCGGCCACGACCAACAAACTGGCAGGCACGTTCCTTGACCGTTTCCGCGCGCTGGTCAAAGGCGAAGACACCAGCGGCATCCAGCGCATCCTGAAAGTGCGCGTGGTCAGCACCTTTAACGGGCGCAACAACAAGTTTTATACGCTGTGGGAAAAAGCCAAGGAGAACGGTTATTCCGCGCACAAGGTCACGATCCACGACGCCATCAAGGACGGGATGCCGCTGGACGCCGAGAAATTGCGGCTGGCGTTGGATGATGCGGACATCTGGGCGCAGGAATATGAATGCGAGCCGATGGACAGCAGCAGCGTGTTGCTGACTTACGAGCTGATCGCGAAATGCGAAAGCCCGGAAGCCACCACGCTCGTCGCGCCGGAATTTTGGAACGGCGGTGCGCGCGGCACGTTGGTGATGGGCATTGACTTCGCCCGCAAACGGGATTTGTCCGTGGCGTGGACGGATGAATTGGTCGGTGACGTTTCGCAGGCGCGCGAAGTGTTGGAGATGCGCGCGATGAGCACGCCCGACCAGATTGAACTGCTTCGCCCGCGCATCAAGAAATGCCAGCGCGTTTGTCTGGACTATACCGGCCCCGGTGTGGGCATGGGTGATTATCTCGTGAAAGAATTCGGCGAATGGAATCCCGACCAGCATCGCGGCGGCAAGATTGAACTCGTGACGTTCAACAATACGAACAAGGTGGAACTGTTCACCAAACTGCGCATGGTGTTCGAGCAAGGCAAAACCCGCGTGCCCATCAACCGCGCCATCCGCGAAGACCTGCACAGCATCCAGCGCGTGGTCAGTCCGCAGGGCAACATCACTTACCGCGCGCCGCACACCGATGACGGCCACGCCGACCGCTGCACGGCCAAGGCGCTCGCCGAGAAAGCCCGGACGGCGACCGAGTCGGGAATTGGAGCGTTGATTGGCTGACCATGAAAACGACCTCAAACCATTTCAAAATTGCCGTTTCCGCCACCCTGAGCCGGCTTTTCGGTGATAGGGGCTTTAAACGATTTAAATGGCCCCGTCACGGCGGTTTTAGGGAGGACTTTAAACCATGAATTTGAATTTCAAGCTTGGTTCGTTTGAACTGTCGGTGGGCAAGTCCGTCGTTTCTCCCGACGTTCAAGCGTTCCTGACCGGCACGGATGTGGATGCCGACCAGCAGGGGGCCAAGCTCGTCAACCCTTACGCGCAGTCGGCTTGGATATATGTCGCCGTCTCCATCCTCGCCCAAAATCTGGCGATGGTGCCGTTCCGCATTTCGCGCGTCAAAGGCGGCAACGCCAAACGCGTGCGCTCGTTGCTGGCCTCGGCCGCACCGCAGCACCGGCGGCTGGTGCGCCGCGCTTTGGGCGAAGATTTGGTGACGGATGCGGAAGTCACGGATTTGTTCCGCCAGCCGCACCCGAGCATGGACGGCAACCTGTTCATGGAAATGCTCGTGACGTGGCTTTCCTTGCGCGGTGAATTCTTTGTGGCACCGCTCGACCGCGAAGATCAGCCGGTGGATTTGAAAGACCGTCGCCCGCGCGTGGAACGGTTGCTCGCGCTCGACCCCGGATTGTTCTGGCATCTGGTGCAAGGCTATTCGCTGGAACTCTGGCGCTACACCGGCAGCCCGTTGCTTACGCCGTTGCCGAGCGAAATGTTGCAGCCGTCCGAAGTCATTCACAGCCGCACGCCGAATCCGTATCTTTATTGGCGCGGCCTGTCGCCCATCTTTGTGGCGGGCGTGCCGGCGCAGACGGATTTTGCCGGTGAACAATTCCAGAAAGGTTTGTGGACGAACAACGCGGACACCGGCGTCATCGTCACCACCGACCAGCAAGTGCAGCCCGACCAGCGCGCGGCCATCCTGTCCGCCTTGCGCGAACGCAAACGCAAAGCCGGCACCGCCGACCGTCCGTTGTTCCTTTGGGGCGGCGCCAAGATTGAAAAGCCGACGTTGTCCATGATGGACATGCAGTTTCTCGACACGCGGAAATTTTTGCGTCAGGAAATTTTCTCGATTTTTAAAGTGCCGGAATCAATGGCTGGTTTCACGTCCGACCTGAACGACGGCGGCGCGGGCGGTTCGTTGGATGCCACCAAAGTCAGTTTCATGGAATCCACGGTCGGCGCGCTGGCCACGCGCATCGAGGCCGCATTGAATCCGGTGGTGCAGACGTTTGGAGACGATTTGGTCGGGTGGTTCGATATTGATTCCCTCCCCATCATGCAAGCCGCGCGCCGCGCGCGCTGGGACACGGCCACCAAGATGTTCGCGATGGGCGTGCCGATGGACGACATCAACACGAATCTCGACCTCGGCCTCGAAAGCAAACCGTGGTTCAAAAATGGTTATCTGCCGTTCAATCTGCAAATCGCTGGTGAACCCGCCGAGCTGCCGGGCGAAGACGAAACCGAGCCGAACCCGGACGACGAAGCGAAAAACATTTTCGCCCGCGCCAAAAATTTGTTGCAAGGATTTCTGCCCGCGCCGGCCGTCCGTTCGCCGAAGCTCGACGTGGTGGAACTGTGGAAGAAGCACATCGCCGCGCGCCGCGCCAGCGTGAACCTGGTCAAAGGCAAAGTCGGCAAGGTGCTGAACGTGTATCGCGGCAAAGTCCTCGCCAAACTCGCGGAAGTGCATCTGGAAAAATCGGCGAACCGCCTCGGCGAACTCAAGAGCATTGTTGACCTGGTGTTCAACCATCACGATTTCGGTCAGGCGTTGAATCAGGAATTGCATTCGCCGCTGCAAATGATTCTGCAATCGGCGGGCGAAGAATTGCTGGCGGAAATCGGTCACGACGATCCGTGGCATTATCCGCCTTCCGGCGTGAAAGAATTTCTGGCGAAGCGCACGCAGAAAATCATGGGCGTCGGCGGCACGGTGCGCGACCAGTTGAACACCTCGCTCGCTGCCGGCATCGAGGCCGGTGAAACCCACGACCAACTCGCCGCCCGCGTGAAGGAAGTTTTCAACAAGCTCGCTGATGGCGAAGCCCGCCGCGTGGCGCAAACGGAAGTGAATCTCGCTTACAACGACGCGCGCCATCAGGCGATGAGCGATGCGGGCATCGAATACAAAGCCTGGTTGTCCAGCCACGGCCCGAACGTGCGCCCGGCGCACGCGATGGCGGAGATGGATTATGTGGACGACCCGATTCCGCTTGATGAGCCGTTCAATGTCGGCGGCGAAAAGCTGATGTTCCCCGGTGACGACTCCCTCGGCGCATCGCCCGGCAACATCATCAACTGCCAGTGCATCCAGCTGGCCGCGCAGAAAAAAGACGAGGACGAAAAATCCGCGACGTTCAAAATCTTCGGCTTTGGCGAAATGAAATTTATCAAAAAATGAAAACCATTCCTGATCTCAAAAAAGAATTTGGTGCGCGGATCGTGACGTTGAACACCGGCGCGGCCGGCCTGCGCGCCGGACTGCATTGCACCGTGAAGGATGCCGAGGATGGCGACGGCGATGCGGTGATGGATTTCATCGGCAGCGATGATTCCGTGGACCGTTACAACGAGCGCATTGACCAGAACGGTTGGCAACTGGAAAACTTCCGCGCCAATCCCGTCATCCCGGATTGCCACGATTATTCCAGCATCGCCAAAATCCTTGGCCGAGCCGAATCCGTGAGCGTGGTCAACGGCAAGCTGATGAATCGCGTGCGGTTCTGCACCGAGAATCCGATGGGCAACCTCGCTTACAAGATGGCGAAAGGCGGCTTCATCAATTCGCAGAGCGTGGGTTTCATCCCGCTCGAATGGACGAACGGCAACGAGAAAGACCAGCCCGACCGCACTTACACGAAATGCGAGCTGCTGGAAATCTCGCTCGTGGTGGTGCCCGCCAATCCCGGTGCGACCATCGGCATGGCCTTGAAGTCCGGCGCGATTGAACGCGCTGATCTCCGCGACCTCGCGGAATTCTTGAAACAATTTTCCGACGACCAATCCAACTCCGCCGGCTTGAAGAGCGCAGCCGCCAGCGAAGTTACGGCTGCGCAGTTGTTGGAAGCGATGCGCCGGTTCGTGTGAGCCGACGCCAGTTAAACCAAAACTAAAACACCAAAATAATATGACTGAAGCACAAGTTAAAGAGTTCCAGCAAATCCTGGACTCGATGAAAGGTTACGAAGGCGTGATGAAAGAACTCCTCGACCTTTCCAAACAGGAAGGTGGCATCGCGTCCATCAAAAACCTGCCGGCGCTCCTCAAGGCCGAGCAGAAACGCAATGACGAGATGTCCGACGAATTGAAGAAACTGCGCAAGCAGCTTTCCGTTCGCCCGGAATCCGGCGTCAAATATATCAACGGTGTGCCGTTCGTCACCGATGGTTGCGCGCTGGCGTTCACCGGTCTGTTCATCCATTCCTGCAACTTGCAGGGCAAATGGAACAAAGCCCTCGGTGATCAGGACATGGCCATCGCGAAAGCGGCGGAATATCTCGGCGTCGAAAAAACGGCGTTGTCCAGTTCCAACGTGCCCTTGCCCACGCTCTACGTGCCGCAAGTCGTGGAACTCGTCTGGACCTACGGCCAGTTCCGCGCGAACGCCACGGTGTTCCCGCTCGGTGCCGGCACGGTCAACCTCCCGCAGTTGGCGACCGGTGAAGATGCGTTTTCCATCATCGCCGTCTCCGGCAGCGTGGGGGAAAAACGTGTGACGGCGCAGAATGTCACGTTCACCGCCGCGAAAGTCGGTGGCATCGTCCGCATTCCGACCGAAATCGAGGAAGACACGTTCATCCCGCTTGGCCAATTCCTCGCGCGCTACGTTGCGCGCCGGTTCGCGGCCTACGAGGATTTGTTCGGTTTCCTCGGCGACGGCACCAGCACCTACAACAGCAAATACGGCGTCGGCCCGTATTGCTTGAACACCAACAGCGGCGCGACCTGCCGCACGCTCGCCAGCACCAAAACGCATCCGACCGATGCGACGCTGGCGGACTTCCGCGCCATGCGCGGTCTGGTCAACGCGGCGGTGTTCAAAAACAAGCCTAAGTATTATTTGAACCCCACGTTGGACGCGCTCCTCGTGACGTTCAACACCTCGGCCACCGTGGTGCCCTACGTCCGCCGCCCGGACGGCACGGCCACGCTCGATGGTTTCGAGATCGTGTGGGTCGGTGCGATGCAGGTTTACACCAGCAACGCCGCCGCCAGCAGCTACCTCGCCTTCTTCGGCGATCTCTCCTACTGGTATCTCGGCGAACGCGGCACGCCGCGCATCGAGACCAGCCGCGAAGTTTATTTCGCGACGGACGAAATCGGCCTCCGCGCGTTGGAACGTATTGACGTCAACGCGATGGCTCCCGATGCGATGAGCGCGCTGCAATGCGCGGCCAGCTAATAGTCGTTTCAAACAGAGCGGCCGGCTGCGGTCGGCCGCTTCTTTGAACCGATTAAACCAACTATTAAAACAACCTTATGAAACTGAAAAACTTGATTATCGCCGCCGGCCTCGCGCTGGCCGCCCTCACCGTTCGCGCCGACCTTTACGAGACGCAGGCCGCGTCCGGCACCACCAGCGCCACCGTCTATTTTGCCGCCGACGTCATGGGGCAGGAAATGGAATGCTGTTACGTGGACGCCACCAGCGACCTCACCAGTTCCGTGCTCACGTGGCAGCGCGGTTTGGCCAGCTACCAATTCTTGAGCGCCATCACCAACGCCGCCTGGACCAATCTGGTGGTGTCCGCCACCAACGGCCTTGCCGCCGGCACGAACGTGCTGGTGCAGCCGCAATGGGGCATCGTGACCAACGCGGTGGTCAGCAGCATCACCGGCACGAATCCGTTCACCATCAATCTGGACCGTCAAATCCAGTTCACCGTGCTGAATACCAACTCGGCGTGTTTGTGGACGATGGGTTATCAGCGCACCACGCCGGTCGGTAACACCACGCTCCGCATCTACAACGAAGTGTTGTTTCACGCGCCGCGTGGTTATCCCGCGCAGCTTTCCGTCAATGGCACGTCCACCGCCAAATTGAATCAGGTGGCGATTTACAAAGGCACGCGATGAATCGTCCGCCCAAAGATAAAGCGATGCGGCCGCAACCGCGCCCGCTGCCCGCACCGAAACCGAAATAATTTATGAACGCCGGCTTTTCCAATCTCGATTGGTTGAAAAAAAATCTGCTGTCCAACAGCTTCAAGACGGACACGCGGTTTGACCCGCTCATCCTCTCGCTCGGTCTGGGCACTGCCGGCCTCATCGAAAATTTTTGCAACCGCAAATTCGCTCGCGTCGTCGGCGCGCAGGAAGTCTTCGCGGCTGATCAGGCGGAATTTGTGTTAAGCCGTTTCCCGGTGGAAGCCGTCACCACCTTCGAGCTGAAGCAAAACGAGCAGGATGGTTTCGTGGCGCAACCGAATACGGCCA